ACTACTGCTGTCATCAACCCATAACGGAACACCTTCTAAGATTGATGCAACTCCGCTACTGCTGTTAAACACAAATGCTGCCTTGGCTCGTCTTAGATCATGTTCTATTGGAACCTTGGTGCTGTCGCTGATTGTTACTCCGGTCTGCAGTAGTGGTCTTAGGTCTGCTATCTTTCCAGGATGTGGTCTAAGCACAATCGGAAGATTAGATACTTTCCTCACCGCTTCTATTTTTTGTCTTGTCCATTCTACGGGACTCAGACCTTTCATGCTCCAACCGCCATCTCGTTGTACTAAGAATAAAATATATTCGCCGTCTCGCTTCCAGTCTTTCATATTAAGGCCAATATCATTAGATAAAATATTCCAACGAGTGGAGTCAGAATTTTTATTAGCATACTCGCTGGAATCGTAATCAACACCGTTGACGCTGTATCGTAAATATTTACTGTCGAGATCTTTAAATTTAAAACAGTTAGCGTCAATGGCCATGATATGATTGTTCTGTCGACGTTGATGTTCGACTATCTTAGCACGTAGTTTAATATTTTCTGTTGTTTGAATTGGACTTGGCCAGCCAAGAATTACCGCTAATTTTGCAGGTTGTATCACATATGTAGTTTCAATATGCACACGAGCACCTTGAGATTTCGCACCATCGGCAAATGCAGTGAGGGTATCTACCTTTCTACCGGGTGTTTGCTTATGCAAGGAACTTAGATAAACAACAACGTCAAACATTCGAATCCTTATTTAGGTTGCCATGGTGTTACATCATCGTCATTTAAGATTCGCCAAGCAGTACCGTCTCTCATTTCTGCCTCCGAGAACTGGCAGTATGATAGATGAGCGGCCCAGGCTTCAACTTCTTCAGCTGTTGGAATTTTTGGATTTTCGATCTGTGATAGATCTGATAAACTAACAGCATGTGCAGCATTAGGTCCGAGAGTAAACGCTGGCTTACCTAGCAATACTGCCTCAGTTGCAGCAATGCTATTGAATGTCACTAAACAATGAACATCCTTGGACAGAGCCATTTCCATAGTATCGGTAGCTGTTCTTTCTCGACGGCTAACCTTATTTCTAACAACGATCGGACGATCGCTATACATTTTAATTGTAGCGATAGTTTCTTCCATCCATGTTTCGAGATCAAGCCCAAACGCACTCATAGCCTTGGCACTTGGGGGACATAATAAAATATTACTGCCTTTTCTAAACTTGCTTCGGTGCCATCCAGTTGCTTCTAATCGATCAAACGGCCTTTCAATAACAGGGCCGGTGTTCTGCATAGCATTCTTAGTGATCCTATGAAAGAATTTTTTACGAACATTACCAAAATATCCGGTATCGATATAATAATAATCTCTCCCTTTTTCTTCACAAGCCCGCATGTGTTTGGCTTTAGTGATGCCTCTAAATACCACCGGAGTCATTGAATTTTCAATTTTATCGTAGTTTGTGATTGTGCCGCCACAGCCAAGAATAAAAGATTCCATGTACGGATCCCAACCCACGCCTTTACCGTCATTGGCATCTCTGCCGCCGTCAACGGCTACTGCTGCATTATTGTCTAACATTTTAATATCCTTGATTACATTGCTCACGGTGGTGTTATAAATTTTTCCGGATGGATCAACTCGATACTTTAATATCTTTTTAAAAACCGTTTCAATATCTTTGGGTATGTGATCGAACGGTCCAGGCGCAGGCGCCTTCTTCAACGATTCTACCATTGCTGCATGTTCAACAGCCCATTGATAACCATATTCACAGTGTTTGCAATTATCAAACCACGGCCCTCCTTCTGTGTAATGAATAGCCTTGGCGCGGCCATCTTGAGGTTCGTGGTACCAGTTTACTAGCCAATTGAATTCATAGGACAGCTCACCGATTAGGTCGTCAGTTAACCACATAAATCTGTGAAAATATTGTCCAAGATTCTCTTCTTTATTAATTACCTCAGGAGTTAGTTCAGCATTGGCTGGATGGCCACAATTCCATAAAATCATCGAACTCCAGTTTTTTCTTGGATACGGCATTTGTTTACAGCCATCCATTTTTTCACCTTCCTGTGGAGTATAATCATGTTTCACACACATGACAGCATATTGATCGTTAGCTGAATTAAATATTTCTGTAACATCACATTGGAATAGAAAGTCGCAATCAACAAAAATTGCCCATCCTTTATATCCTGTTAGATAAGGAACTAGAAATCGAGTAAATGTAAATTCTGTTGAGCTCAGTGCATCTGGAGGTCTAGTATAAATTCCTGCTTCTCTTAATTCGGATTGTTTGAGGGGAATAACTTCGACACCAAGGCTTCTAGCCTTAATACTGTATTCGCATACTCGATAAGCGATATCTTCTCGTGGATCATATCCAACAAAAACTTTCATAAATTTCCTTGTATCATTGTTAATGCAGCACCAGTTCGTAATTCATCATTATGAAATTGACCATAAGCCAAGTGGCAGACCCAACTATATAGTTTATCTTGATCTGGGTAGTAGGGTTTTTCAATTTGACTTAAGTCAGTAGCTGCTACCGGTTTGGCAGCATTACAGGGTGCTAGTACAAACACAGGATAACCATACATAACAGATTCTGTAGCAGCATTGGAGTTAAAAGTTACTAATGCGAATACATCATCGTCAAGAGCTTGTTTTAGTGTGTTACTGACTGTACGATCAATACGCTTAGGAGCACGTTCGCGTATTTCTATGGGTCTATCTGTGTATTTTTTAATTGTTTCAATAGTATCATTAGTCCATTGTTCTAAGTCTATCCCGTAGAACTTGCAGGGCTTTTCATCGGGTTTGGCTATTAAAATCTTTCTTCCTGATTTTTTCCAAGGTTCTACAGTTTTATTAAATTGTTTCCATCGATCGTCTGGCCTAGATATAATTTCATCGTGTTGCAGATTATTTTTTACAATGCGGTGCCAATATTTCCATCCGTTGGGATTTTTTGAATTAACTTCATTGCCAAAATACCCAGTATCCATATAATAGAAATCGCGGCCATCTTCCCAACAGCGTTTCATTATTTTGTGTTTTAATATGCCACGTAACACAATGGGTTGATTCGAGTCTTCGTAGACAAAATCGTCTGTTGATGTTATTTTTCCTCTGCAGGATCTTGCTAATTTTTCTATGTATTCGTCTGTGCCATCTTTACTTAAGAAAACCCAATCTTTCATTTTCTTTCTATGTCCTCTTCTTTACAATCTTCTCCGTATTGTATTTCTACAATTTTTAAAGGTACATTTCCTGGATTGCATAATTGATGCCATTGGGTTTTAGCAATATGTAAACTTTGATGCTTGTGAAACACTCCGATTAATTCTTGGTCAGTGCTTCTATTGATTGTATAAATTTCAGCAGTACCTTCTACTATAAACCAATGTTCTGCTCTATGTTCATGTTTTTGCATACTCAAACATTGTCCTGGGTCTACTGTTAATTCTTTTACTTTAACTTCTTTACCATTTTCGTGTAATACACGATAGTATCCCCACGATCTTTCAGTCTTCGGAGCCTTCCATTCTTGTAAAATCCAAGAACTAGAATTCTTCTTATCCTCACCACCGACTCCGAACACAAACTCCACATTGTCTATACCACTATCCATTTCTGGAATATTAGCCTGTGTTCGATCACCGCCGTTAGCAAATATAATTTTGTGATCTGGCCAAGTCTGACGTGCAAGTTTGATTGCTAATTTAGCACTATTATCATCATCATTAAACTCTATTACGTAATCGACCTCTTGGATATTTTTTACTATGTTAAGTCTTTCGTAAAATGGCATAAAGGCTGCGCCTTTCTTACGAGTAAGCCAGGCATCAGAATTCACACCTACTACTAGGGTTTCACCTAATGCTTTAGCTGCTTTGATATAGGCAATATGCCCGGAATGTAGAGGATCAAATCCTCCAGTAATTAGAACAATCTTTTTCATGCAGATATTTATCTGCGTATATTATAAAAATACTCAAAGAGTGGCATCTTCTAATCCAGCAGTGCGCAGTTTAACAATATTGCTTAACTGCCACTGTTTGATATCAAGTGCTTTGATTATTCCTAACCATTTATTACGTAATAGAGCAAAGTCGTTGATGATCTTTTCAAAGTCTACAACGTCAGCTTCGCCTTCTACAAACTTTTCACAGTCCCTAGAAGAGAGGCTACGTTGATAGTTTTCAAGATATTTGCGAAAGTGTTGACTACGTAGTCTACGTAATTCGATGTTGAGATATTCTAAAATACCTTCGATCTCTTGAAGTTGGTTGAATCGATTTTCAACGATGCCGGGCATTTGCGCAGAGGCCTTTTCAATGTTTCCCGCTACACGGACATCTTGTTTTGCTTGAATTAATTCAGCTTCATAATAGGCCACAGCATCTGGGATATTACTAATATCCTTTGAAACTCGATCATACCAATTCATTTATTCCTCTTCATCGTAGCTGTCTTCGTCATCTTCGATTTCTTCGCCATCGATAGCATACGCAATAGCTTCATCAAGATAAGGATCTACTCCTTGAAGACTATCTAATACACTTTCTTTGATCCCATAATCTAACAAGGTGTTTACGAAATCGCTAGCTACATCTGCTCTTTGTTTTTCCGGTATATGTCCAATCACCACATGCCAAAGGTCAGCAATTAAATCTTCTTTCATTGAGCTTCCTCCAAGTCTGGTTCAACTGTAGTAGTTATCTCAGATGTGGAAATTTCACCATGTTTGGAAATATCTTCCATAGCAATGTCTAAGCCGTCTTTCTCGTTGCGTTCCCAAGCCTTGCGGAACTGCTTGATAATCTCGCCGTCTTTGGTAGTGTATACAAGGCTGTTTCCTTCTTTCTTGAGCATGCCTTTGGCTTCGAACAAGTCGACTAATCCACTATATGGACTCATACCTGTTTCATAAGGAATCTCAACC